ATCCACTAAGAATTTCCGTTTCTTAAAAAGCAGGTATACTAAACCTATCCCGATAATGATTAACAAAAGGGTAGAATATCCCCATTGATTTAAAAAACAAGGGTCTGTCGCGTGCTGTGCATTGCATTCACCAGTTTGAGAGATTACTGTGCTTAACATATACATATTCGATAGATTGATTATTTATTCTACAAATTTATACAAAATATTGAATAACAAACAGATTAGTAACAAAAAACCTCCTGCAAAACGAATTTTGCAAGAGGCTTTCTTATTTCTTCTTTAATAAGATTATTCAGCTTTTTCTTTATTCTCCTCCGCTGGAGCTTCTGCAGGTGCGGGAGCATCCTCCACCGGCTTGTCAACTTTCACCTCTTCTCTTGAAACGTTTACAGTCACATTTACAGAAGCAGGCTGTGCCTGATATGGCATACGGTTTTTCGGATCTGCTCCGTAAGGATTAGGACCTACCGTACCATCTGCAAACAACATATACAATGCAAAAATCCAACCAATGATAGGCACACAGCACAACAAAATCAGCCAACCGGATTTGTTTAAGTCGTGCAGACGTTTCACACCCTGTGCCAAAGAGAACCAAATGGAAGCAATCATAGCAGCAAGACCGATCAATAAACCAAATACTGATCCACCGGCCGATCCGCTGGCAGCACCCAAAATAAATGTACCTACACCAAGTGCCCATGCAATACTGGAAACTATACCACCGATAATGCCCGACAGGAAATATTCAATTCTACGAATACGCCCGTCAAATGAGAAAGGAGCTTTGAACATAATTTATTAAATTTATATGAATAAATAAGTGAGTTTTTATCCGTGTTTCTCAATATGAAAGCAAAGATATAAAAAAAATTAAATAAAGAAAGAAATCGGGCAAAAAGATTGAAAAAATGCCCTATTTTCTGTAGAAATCACAATTTCACTCCATCCCAATGCATCACTGCCACCCATTCTGTCGGCTGACAAGTTCCGCAAGAACGATGCGGAACCGTAGCGACCACCAAGTCACAATGGGAAGACAGTACGATTCTTAACTCCTTCAGCAACATATCCAGCTGAATAATCAAATGAAGATATTTCGTCATACACCGGATCACCCGTACATACTGATAAATGCACATATCCTCTCCCCGCCTTATCTCCCCTAATGTTTTAGGAGAGATAGCGAATTCGCTTATGAAAAAACTGTTACTGAAAATACGATCCATATCCATTAAAGCCAATACCAAATTGCTTAAAAACTCATAAGGTTCCTGTTTTTCTTTTGCCATGTCATTCTATGATTAATAAATTATAATATTTCATTTTTTATTTGCTTTATCAAGTGCTATCCACATAGGGAAGCAACCCTATTTTTAATATCCCGACCTTTGTTCCCGTTATCTGATAGTCAGGTAGCTCAATCTTACAAAAACAATTTTATATGAAAGTTTTAGAAGAAATCAAAGTCTCGGTTTACGAAAATGTGTATTCAAAAAAGCCCCGAGTCATGTCTTTCCTTGAAGTCATTATTATGTGCATTCATCCGATCTATGCCTCCATCATAAACGCTATTCGGCGGTACTATGCAGAAGGAGACCATGCCGCGGCACAGAAGCTGAAAAACCAACTCCCCTGCTTCACTCCGGCAGGCACATTCGACGGAGCGCACGCTATCAAAAACTTTCTTCTCCCCAGCCATATTGTCGGACTTGATTACGATCATGTAAAAGATCGTCTTCAAGTCATCCAACGTTGTGCGGCAGATCCCCACACAGTAGCGGCAATAGAAAGCCCTACCGACGGAGTGAAAGTTTTCGCCTATGTAGAAGGTATCGAAAACCGCCATCGTGAAGGGCAGCAACTAGTGAGCCGCTACTACAATCAACTGCTGGGATTGGAGAGTGACCCGGCATGCAAGGACGAAAGTCGCCTGTGTTATTTCAGTTATTCCCCCAACGGATATGTTGCGGCGCTCTATCAGGCATTTGTGTTGGAGCCACTTATAAAAGAAGAAACAAACACTTTCTCTGAAAATGAAGTGCTTCCTCCCTTTCCCCTTCAGGATAATACTCCGGAAAACGTGTCTGAAGAAGGAATCGCCCAATTTATTTCGTCCTATATTTTCTTTCATCCGCTAACAGCCGGTCAGCGCCATTCCAACGTCTTCAAACTTGCCTGCGAAGCCTGCCGCCGACACTATCCCCAGAAAAGCATATTACGCGAACTTACTGTATTTTTCGAGCACACGGATTTTCGTCCCGAAGAACTAACAAAGGTTTTATCGTCTGGATATAAACAAGTTAATGAACATGCACCCGCTTCCTCTCCGGCCAGCGCCCCTTCTTTTCAAAAGGACATAAGGACAAAAAGACAATATAGTACTGCAGAAAATTCCGATACCGACGACGAAGCCTATTGGCTGGGAGAAGAATTCCGAAAAGGAACTCCTTTATTTCCCCGCAGTTTGTACAATAATCTTCCCGACCTATTAAATGACTGTATCATTGAAGACGGAAGCGAACGCGAACAAGATGTCGCTCTCCTTTCCGATCTCACGGCCTTGAGCGCAGCACTTCCGCAGACTTTCGGAATTTATAATCATAAAAAATACTCCACGCATATATTCAGTGTCATACTTTCGCCTGCCGCCAGTGGTAAAAGCATCGCCCAAACCGGACGATACCTGTTGGAAGAAATACATTCAGAAATCCTGTCTACCAGTGAATCTATGATGAAAAACTACCAAACTGTACATAATAACTGGCAATCAGAATATCAAAAACAGAAAAAGAAAGGAGAAGCATGCTCCGAAGAACCTCAACGACCTCCTTTCAAAATGCTATTCATTCCTGCTACTACCAGCTATACCCGCATGCAAATGCAGATGCAGGACAACGGTCCACAGGGAAGCATCATTTTCGACACGGAGGCACAAACGCTATCCACAGCCAATCATCTGGATTGTGGCAATTTCGACGATATGCTCCGCAAGGCTTTTGAGCACGAAAATATAGATTCTTCCTACAAAGCCAACGGCCTCATTCCGATCTATATACGCCATCCCAAATTGGCTTTGTTGCTGACGGGTACTCCCGGACAAATAGACGGCCTATTGAGCAGCTACGAAAACGGATTGCCCAGCCGCACCCTGATTTACACTTTCCGCGAAGCTCCGCACTGGAAAGAAATGGGCGACGACTGCGTCTCACTGGAAGATTCTTTCAAACCGATTGCGCATCGTGTCTCCGAATTATATCACTTCTGTCTGGCTCATCCGGTTCTTTTTCATTTCAACCGCCTGCAATGGAACCGTCTGAATGAGATTTTCTCACGTATGCTGTCCGAGGTGGCATTGGAAGGCAACGATGACCTCCAAGCTGTAGTGAAACGCTATGCTTTTCTGGTGATGCGTATCAGTATGATCCAGACCCGTATCCGGCAATTTGAGGCAACCGATCTTTCTCCCGAGATTTATTGCACGGACGCTGATTTTGAGCGTTCTCTTCAAATCGTTCTATGTTGTTACGAACATAGCCGGCTGTTGCACTCATCCATGCCGTCTCCTTCGGTCCGTCCACTGAAGAATCCAGACACTATTCGTAATTTTGTTCAAGAGTTGCCCGACAGTTTCACGACAGATGAAGCGATTCAGATTGGCGCAAAATACGATTTCAACCATCGTAAGGTAACACGTCTGCTAAAATCGCTTAATGGAGTAAAGATCAATAAGATATCCCATGGTTCCTATACCAAGATGAATGAGCAATAGTCACATCTGTCCTTTTTGTCCTTTTGTCCTTTTGAAGAGTCCGGAAAAACATCGGGAGATTTGAAAAAAACATCTCAATGATTGAAATCAAACATTGGGAAGTTTCGATACAAATCTCCCGATGTTTTTTCTTTTTATCTGTGCGCCTGTGTGCGTCATTATGCGTCATGCCGCTTTCCCGATGTAGTACTTTTGTCATGTAATCGATTACAAGGCAATTAAACAATTAAAAATTAATGATTTAAAATTAAAAGTTATGGCACAGAATTACACTCTCATGGCTCGTAAGAACCTGTTGAAACCTAATGAAACTCCGAAGTTTTATGCAGTGGCACGTAGTGGTCGTAAAGTGACGGTCAAGGAAGTTTGCAAACGTATCACTGAACGTTCTTCTTACTCCAAAGGGGAACTGGAAGGTTGTATCGGTGAGTTTTTGCTCGAAATCGTCAATGTACTGGATGAAGGAAATATCGTCCAGATGGGTGACCTGGGTAATTTCCGTATGAGTATCAAGACCGGTACTCCTACCGATACGGCAAAGGAATTCAAGGCATCGTGCATCAATAAGGGCAAAGTGCTCTTTTATCCGGGTAGTGATCTTCGCAAATTGTGTAAGATGTTGGATTATACACTGTATAAGAGTGATTCTTCCACTGATTCGGATAAATATCCGCTTCCTGATGATGGCGGTGATGATAATCAGGGAGGTTCCGGCAGCGGGGAAGCTCCGGACCCGGCAGCTTAATCCGTCAGTCACGGGTTGGTTATTGAGTTTATGATGTATCAGTAGTATTTATTCTTTAATTTAAATTTATATGAAAAAGCAACTTTGGAAAAACATTCTCCAGTTTATCGTGACTATCGCGACTTCGATCATTTCGGCTATCGGTGTAACGTCCTGCGTGGGACATTAATCTCCTGCTGACCGATATGGAAAATTCAGAAGAAAGCTATCTCCCACGTGAGATTAAGTTGTTGGTGATTCATTGCAGCGCGACGCGCTGCAATGTTTCCTTCACCGTAGAGCAGCTTCGACAATGTCACCTGCAACGAGGTTTCAAGGATATAGGGTATCATTTTTACATCACCCGTAATGGAGAACTTCATCATTGTCGCCCGGTATCGGAGCCGGGCGCGCATGTGCGAGGTTTCATACTATTTAACCCTATTTATGTATCTTGTTACTATAATCAATAAAAAAGCCGATCACCATTTCTGATAATCGGCTATGAAATATGCGCTTTACGATAGTTGTCTTTTCAATTCTAGGCTATATGTTTATCTCACTTAAACCATATTCTTGCATTTTTCTTTATCTCCACCTTTGTGAACTTTTCTAGTTCCGTTATAAGTACTTTCACTTCGTTTGCTGTTGGCTCTGGCAACTGTACTTTTCTGTTCGTATTCCGTCCTATATTTACTTGTAGAGGTTTACATCGTTTTATGTACTCTATCATTTTATCCAAATCAAACTGCATCAAAGGTTCTGCCGTAACATAGGTATCTATGCCCAAATCCACGATTTTCTCCATTGCTCTTACCCTTTCTTCTATCTCTGGTGAGTTACGCATTATTTCTGGATAAAACCTATTGGTTTCTATGGTCGTACAAACCACTGAATGATGAAAGACAGGATGAGTTATAAAATCTAATATTCTGGAAGGATTTTTGCTTTGAAACAAATATTTATTGGCAGACCTATCACAATAGTCCAAAACCATTTTAATCCAATGGCTGGGTATATCTTCTGCCCACATATCAATACTACTTCCTACAAAAATAAAATTCGAGCACTCAAGATAGCAGGTCAATTCTGCCGCATCCAATCTGGGGGTATTCAAACGAGAACACATTTTTTTCATATAGCAATAGGTACAGCCATGAGAACATTTACCCTTAATAGGATTCCATGTGTGTGTCACAAATTCATACATATTGCCTTTACTCTCTTTAATCATGATATATTTTTATTAGTTATTATTCTTGTTGGAAAGCCAGCAGACAGTACCTACTGGCTTCTTGTCTCCACGGATTATTATTCAAATCCTTCCCATAATCCACTCAATTTATTATTGATAATATTTTCTTTCGTATCACCTCCTCTAGTTCCCTTGGCTTTTTCAATATAATCAGCATCTTCTTTACTAATATTTTTCAAAAAACGTTCCATTTTGTCTGTAAATTTTGGTTTGAGATTATCACTAGTTTTTTCATACTTGGATATTATCCAGTCGATTACTGTTCGTGCCTGTATTGTCGTTTCTTTAAAAATACCTTCTGCCGCTTGTAAAAGTCTCAACCCTCTTTCCAAACCACTGGTATTTTTCAACTCGTCAGCAATGTTACCGTCTATGGCACAATCCATAACTTTTTTATTAATCTTTGAGGTGAAGGTCAGCCACTTCGATGCCGAAGTCAAAGAATAGCCTTTATTTACTAAATTATTCATAGCATCCAACAAAGGTAGTTTTTTTTGCTGATTGTTTATTTTTGCTCCTTTCACATAGTCGCTGCCCTTCCACGGATTAGTAGCAATATTGATTTCTGATAACATCTTAGCTATTGGTAGTTCCGTATTCAAAGCATACAATAACTTAAATTCTCTCTTATAACGTTTTTGCTCATCCCGTTCTTCATTACTCGCCATAAGTCTAAGGTGCGCTTCATAGCGATGATTACCTTCCACTAACACCAAATAATCCACAGCTTCTTCTTCTCTTATAATATCACCTGTAGTAAAATCAACAACATCCAACCCTTGATTTATAACATCAGTAGCATCTACCACTATGGCAGGAATTAACTGTCCGCACTCTTCAAGTGTTTTCATTTTAGCCTTCACAATCTTTTCATTCAAATCACGATTACCGCTTAAACGTGCAATCTTTTTGCCTTCATTTACTAACGAGGTTAATGTTGTTACTTCGTTTTTCTTCATATTAATCTTGCCGCTGCCCTGCGGACTTATTTTGGTATCTGGCTCACCGATAATTTTTATATTACAAAGATTGCCCTTTTCTTTAGAAGCTAACGGGAATAAAAAAACACTGCTTTCTTATTCCCCTACTTCACAAGCTGTAGAATGAAGTATTTAGAGAATAAGAAAGCAGAAATAAACAATAAAATAAGTTTCAATCAATAATAAAATGCGTTCAAACTCCTTATGTCCTTATCCTTATATTGTTTCAACAGGGACTTCAAGTAGTCATAGTCAACCAACACACTTTCGTTGCTCACGATACCAGTGAAGTATAGTAGATGAGAAATCAGCGTCTTTTCCTTGTCAGACATATTAGCTCCCTTCTTTCTCTTTTCTTTTACCTGTTCTTGATAATTCAAGGCAGTGATAATCATTTGTGAGAAATAATAAGCGAATACGGAGAATGATTCAGTATGTGGATTACTCAAATCAACGCTACCAGTATTCATTTGGTCTGAATTTACTGTTTCCAATCCGTCTGCACAAAACTTCGCTATACTAGCAATAGCCGTCTTATTATCTATCACGATATTCTTCCTACCTATTTTCAAGGTAATACAAATTGGGCTTTTAAAGACTGCACCAAACGGAGTATCTCTTTTATAATCCTCACTGATAGCATTAACAAATTTTTCTATCTGTTCTTTAGGGGATTCTTTTATTTCTATACCTTCCATACATTTACCCCAACTGCAATCATAACAGAAAAGCAATAGATACCAAAACTTTTCAGCGTCTAATCCCAATACGGCAAGCAATTCTTGAAGTTCGTTATTCTTTATGTATGAATCAAACGAGAATTTGCCTTTCAATATTCCTCTGTTGTACCTTCCTTTAAAAGTATCTGGCGTTTGTGACGGCAATATATATGTCTGTCCTGTTTCTTCATCATAATCAAAATCAGGGAAATATTCTTGTGTCACTGGATATATATACTCTAGCAACTCGCTATACTGGATTGAGAACTTATCTACTGGCTTCATAGTGTTTTTGTTTGCAATGATAATAAAAAAACAGCAAATGAATTTCTTCAAATGCTGTTCTTTCTATGCACGATAGGATGATTTACCTTTTTATCATCTCATAGTTTTCTTCTGAATTCTCATCTGTAGCAGTAATATGTAATTCTGTCTTAGTCAGTTTAGTTATCGTTATCGACTTACCCGCTAACCAACCAGAATCTCTCAAAATAAGCTTATTACCATTAATAGAACTTGCAAAATAATAAGTATGGCTACCGTCACTATATCCTCCATTGCCGTCTGTATCTTCAAAGAAGATATATTCTCCAGAGACATCCTCTGTCCAATTCTCCTTTTGATTATTGTCATCATACTCCCAACCATAACATTTAATCATATCCCAAGTACCTTGAAGATTAGCCAAAGAAATTTCGACTGAATTTTCTTCTTCATCATCGTCACTACAAGAAGTAAAACCTGCACATAAAGTAATAACCAATAAAGTCGCAAAAAATCTAAATGTTTTCATATTCTGTAAATAATCTTTTTGTTAATAATTTAATTTGTAGTATAAGCTGCTCAAAAATTGAGTTAGCTACTTAAAAGATAGTAGCAAAAGTTGTTTCTTAATGTCTGATTCGTAGTTATATATCGTTTTATCTACCCTGTTCCCTTTGGATAGTATTATACAATGAGAAAAGCGTGGGAACTATTGAATATTATCTAATCTGAGGCTCTCGACTGCCCATCTCCAAATAATAAACAATAGCCCACGCCAAACGATATATAGACTATCTTAACAAGATAGGTATATAACATTGACGTGAGCGTTCTTGCCTATTATTCTTGGAGATTGAAATTGTCGAGATTTCAGATTAAGAATAATATTTAAAACGCTCTTCGTTAACTAATATGTCCTTTCAGACCTAACACATTAGGTATCTGGAATTGCTGCAAAGGTACAAAAAAAGCCTGTAATCAATCAAGACTACAGGCTAATATTATTTACTCTTATAATGATAATCTATTCCAAATAAAGCTCCAACGAAAGTAAGCACCTCACCAAATGCTACCAGAATAGAACTATGTATGATACCTACAGGTACTACACAAAATCCTGCTATCAGTAATCCTATACCTACGACAACCAGTATGCAGGCTATTATTAATTGTATTTGTTGCTGATTCATAAACTCAAATAGACCTGAATGTTCCTGCAAATGTACCATCACTACTGATTTTAAACTCTGCTGCATTATCAATCCACCAACTACACATACCCTTAGTTGAGAAATTATATTTTCTTGCAACTAATTTTAATCGTCTTGGATAATGTCCGATTGAAATGTAGCGTACATCTTGCCCATTATACATAAACGCATAATTATTTGTACATTCAATCCTTATTAAACCGGGATTTCCCTTAAATATCATTTCAACTTCAAGCCCTATAAATGTATCACTGCAAGGTAATATTATTGTTCTAGGGTCATTATCCTTATTTTTCGTAAAGAAGAAATTCAACCCATCCTTTAAATCAACTTCAAATGCATTTGCAAAATCATAATCATCAATATCTATAGTTTTAAACTCCTTCCTCGTACCATACTTTAAGTTTAGATTACCATTTGTATCCCAGCTAATATTTCCATTTGCCAACTTACCAGAACCATCATCTTTCAATTCCCATTTTCCAGATAAGTTTCTTATTGCACCAGACAGATAAGCATTATTAGAATAAAGTCCATCACCAGACAGTTTCCCAAAATCTGTATCAGTAATTCCATCTAGATTACCTATTCTACTGGATACTATGGAATCTGATTCAGATGTACAACCTGTACGTATATCAATACAGCCATCATACGGATTCAGCAGGATAGAACTTTGTCTGGCTGCATCACTCGTATTGGCTATCCTTACTAAAGCATCACCAGTTTCTATATTGCCTAATGCTTCTATGACATTGCAGGTAATAGTTGTACCATCTACAGTAGTTACCTTTAAGACTATCTTCTTTGAAGATGAATCAAAAGTCTGGCTAAGTAGAATATCATCCACCCTAAAGACAGAATCACTGACTGTAAGAACCATTACATTATTTTCATTGGAAGTTATACCTGTTACCTGTGCTGAATCGGTAACATATAAAATTCCATTAGTTCCCCTTACCTCATTACTCGTAATAGTAAAGACATCCAGCCCTCCTTTTACTTTCAGATTGTCAAACTCTCCATTCTTGCCAGCGACAGAGTTAAATTTCACATCAGAATCTGTGCTTAAATACTGATTTATCGTATCTACATATTCATTCTTATCTTGTTTGTTTTCATTCAAGTATTTACCCATATTGGCAGATAATGCCTTATCCTTGCTGGAAGTTTCCAAATCATCAATTACCACAACTTTAGTACCTGCTTCACCTGGATACTGTTGGCTGTAAAACTGTGCTCGAATAACTTCCACCTACATTCTTTAAATACTTGTTCCTGAAATTATGTGGTATATAGTTAGATTTTATTTCCATATCATCGTATTTCATTCAATTCAACATCACATTTATTATTAATCAAATCGTAAGTGATGGAATTGATTACAAAGTTCTTATTCAAGGTATTCTCTTTCAGGATTGAATTAAGCGATATATCCCTATTCTTTATTGAGTTACTGTATCTGAACCGTGGTTTACTGTAGTAATTCACATATTTATTAATACAGTGCTCTTCTGCTTTCAGTTTATCCAGTGAAGCTGTATCAGTCAACGTATCAACAAAGTAATACTCATCTCCTATCTTAGTAAGAACATAGCTATAACTGCCTGCGTGTTCATTATAAGTATTGATTCTAAATTCAATATCATCAAAATCATTGACTATATTTTCATCAATTACATTCTCAAACTTCAAGTCTTCATCATACGTTTCATCATTAAAAATATCCTTCACATAATCAGATGTAGTATATTTCAATTTAACATCATTAATATGAAATGAATTACACCTGACAGGTTCTTTATCGGTACGTCTCATAGGAGTAGTTCCAAGTTGATTAGGAGCGTAAAGTTCAAATATCAATTCCCCTAATGTCATTTTATCAGATGGCAATGAAACGGCAACACCATCTTCACTTTCTGCCAGATTCATACGCCACGAAACTGTATTAGTCAATGAATAATCTGTATCAAACACCTTATCCCCTACTTTATTCTTATGTACCAGATAAAAACAGTCTTGCAATTTACATTCATCATAGAACCATTTCTCGACAAATACACGCTCATTATTACTATTGGTATATGAATACACATAATTTCTATCCGCATATCCACCGCTATACTTTTCACGTCCAGAAATAGAATCATATTCCCCTTTAGTAACAAATCGCCAGTAGCCGTATTCATCCAGATACTTATACCAAGTTGCACCTGCCCAAGTATTTGGGCCGTTACATATCTTATAATAATTCCTTGCAACTTTATTATGATACTCTTGATAATTAACCCATCCATCACCATCATAGTACATCTTATCACCAATTGCAAGTTTACATTTAAACATCGTATCCGTGAATCCTGTGGAATATTTACCATCATAGTATTGTTCATCAGATGTTACAATACATTCTGCTGCATTCCAATCACCAGACAGCCTATAATTTATATCAATAATGAAAGTTCCACCTTTGACTGCTATAGGTAGCTTATTTTTCAATGACAATTGGACTCCGTCTGTTGTTTTCCATCCCATCAGACCGTAATCACTTATCGTAAAATATGTCTTCCAATTTAAAGAAGAAGGTTCATTGGCAGTCTCATAATATGCTGCCTTTTGCCAGTAGCTACCATTTGATGCAGCATTATCTGGAGTTACTTCTTCTATCGGTTCTATTGGTTTGTTAATCTCAAAAAGATATGGCTTATTCCAATCCCAATTATTCTTCGATTTAAAGAAAGCATTCAATAATGTATAATTCTTACCACTAATATCCCTTGTCGATTCATAATACTTATTTGCGTCTACATTCTGATTTATAATATCATCCTCATCATTCCATTCAGGAATTATAGTATTATTAGAATTTGAATTAGCAACTACCACCACCTTATTATATAGCTCACCAATAGCTATACTGGCATTACTTTCATAAATATTCTGATTAACATTAATAACGGTGTTATCAAGTGCTACCACCGTATTACTATCATCTGACAGGGTATATTTAGTATATGAATTGATATTCTTAATAATATCATAGTCCACGAAATAAATAGAATCACCATAATAATAGCAAGTCATACCCAGATACCTTGCAATATATTCTAATACGTCTTTACAATTCTCTGGTTCATTTGCTTCATCAAAAAAATTCCTATCAAGGATGGATAAGTTATTTAGTAAATCAGTAGTATCATTTATTTTCTTAGCGTTATGTACATAGACATTCTTTATTAGTTCATTAGTATCAATCTGGCTTATGATATGTTTGATTACCTGATAGAAAGACACTATAGACTGCTTTTCATTTAGATAGGTGTAGTTATAGTTACCAAGAGATGAAAGGATATCATTGAACTGCAAGGATAACAAATTATATTCTTCATTATAATCCGTACTGTAAAGACAAGGGACTGAATAACCACACCACAATAAAGAACCATTCTTTGAGATGGTACAATATATCTGGTTTCCTAATGCTGTGTAGAGATTAGCCAGTACCTTAGTTGTTAAGACATTAATCTGGCAATCCGAACATTTGATTGGTTTGAATACATCATCATCTGATTCATAGTTAATTGAAACTGCATCAGCAGAACAGAGTAATTCAGAAGCTATCAAAGTACCTCCCGAATCCTTGTATATTTCAATATTGATAGTATTCTCATCTATATCCTTAAAAGATGAGTTATATATTAATTGATAGCCCATTTTACCTTAGTCTGTTTGTTCTATTATTGTGTTGTTTTAAAACTCCAACCAGTGCTTTATCTGAAATCTTAAATTCAACTTCACCTGACATAGCACCTCCTTTTACAGATGAACCACCGTCTAACAGGTTGAACAGATTGGACTGCTGACTTTTATTCAGAATCATTTCACCACTATTCACCCTAGCCAACACCTTATCACCAAAGAAGGAACTGCCATCAACTACACCACCATTGGCAAATTATGGCATAGTGGCAAAAGCTGCTATTACAGAAGCTACAGCAGCACCAGCCAACAACCAACCTACTACTGGAGTTTGTGTGGCACTGGCTACGGCATTTCCTATAGATTCCGCTTTCTTTGCAGCAATAAGAGCTTCTATAGCAGGAATAGCAGTACCTATAGCTGTCATTAAATTAGCACTCCAAGTTAACCAAGCAGAAGCACCTTCATTTGTCATTTGGGATATAGAACCCATAACAGTAGCAATAGCACCTAATGAAGTTGCATAATCATTATTTACTTTTACATCTTCTTCTGTTACAAATGGAGAAGTTAGTTTACCAATATCCCTTGAATTAAAGCCTTTAACAGATGGAATACCAGCAGGTTTTAAATCTCCCTGCTCCCTACTGTTATATTTAGCAGTAATATTCAGAACTATTTTTTTCTGTTCCAGTTCCTGTATCAGTTTTAGTGCAGATACTCTGGCATCGTCTGTAATGGCAGCAGCATACTTCTTTCTGGCTTCCGTTATCAGCTTATCCAATTCAGCAACAGAACCAGCAGGAATTACTTCTTCTGTTTTTACCTTATTATTTCCTCCAGCAGGTTTAAGACTATTCTGTAATTCCAAGGTACGTTTATCAAAATCATACATACGCTTTTTCAAATCATAAGCATATTCATAGTTTTTAATCATTTCACCTCTATTGGCATCATTATCCTGATTCAAGAAATTCTGCTTTTCAAGTTCTGAATTTTGCTGTTTGAATAGTTCCATTTGTTGCTTAATAGAAGACAGTTTTTCCCTCATCTGTTTTTTGGTTTCACCTGTCCATTCATTAGTATCACCTCTGGTAGAATTGATCCTGCCTTGTATTTGGTTTATTTCCTTTTCGTATGCCTTTAACTGGTCTTGATACTCCGTTAATGCCCTTTTCTCATTTCTAGATGAAAAATCATTATTATTGATTGATATATATTTATGTATATCATTAATATTAAAGTCTTTTCGTCCTGTTCTAATATTCAATGATTGAATAAGTTCTTCTTCTGCACCTCCCAAGACATCAGTAACATCTATTTTAAAATCGTCTTTCAACTTTTGCAAGTCTTTAAATGCCTTCTCCCGTTCCTGCTTGCTTTTAGTGGTATCCCTGATTATAGATTCATATTTCGTAAACTCCGTTTCAAAGACTTTAGTATTGAATCCCATTGATAACTTAGCATCAGTCAACGAATCACGCAAAGCAGAAAGTTCTTTCAAATTCCTTATTGTAGAAAGAACACCGTTATTAAATGCTTCAAAACTGCCAGCAGACATAGACTGAAAGAATAAATCTACAGTTCCTTTACAGGAATTTAATGTATTGTCCCATTCATCATTAGTAGCCTGTGAGCTTCTTATTATCTTCATAAAAGCGTCACTGGCAGTAGTCGCAATTCCAATACCAGCAGCAAACTTTCCTATAGTACCTACTATATTGCCTGTTATCTGTTGAAACTCCTGTACTTGCCTGCTGCTCTTAACTATGTTATTATTAAAACCAGATGAATCAAGTAATAGTCTGGTTACTAAATCAGCCATATATATTTAGTTTTGTGTGTTTATAAATTGATTAGCTTTAGCCTGTAGTCTGGCTATATCGTCTTTACTGATAGAAGTATCTTTCTCTTTGGCTTCATCCCAATCAAACTTCATAATATCAGTAGGTGATAACTGCTTGGTACTGTTAGTTTGGGCTATGATATAGCTTATCATCCTAGCCTGTTCCCAGCCAGTCTTATTCTTATGTTGCAGATTTTCCAAGACTGCCTTCACTTCATACATCTGCATCCTGTCCAGAAAATAATCAGGTGCTATACCTGCTTCGAGAACTACTAAAGCATACAGTTCGCTAATCGTTACTTTTTTTTTGAATCTACAGTATCACTAATGAATGCAGACTGCTTTTCCATCTCTTTAGAAAGAAATTCCTGTAGCTGGATAACTAAGGCTGGTTCATCATCGCATTCATTAATAAAGTCCTCGAATGTCATTTGTAAATCTGGATTGTTCGCTATCAGCAGGCTATAATAAAACAGGTAGTAATCCGTCAGATTCTCCAATCTGAATATCTTGCCTGTTATCTGTTCAAATACGAACATAGCCCTGATAGTATATCGTATATTATATGCAGTACCTTTAATTTGAATTTCCATAGTATATAAATAAAAAAGGGGAAACTGCAACAGCTTCCCCAGTGAATATATTACGCTACTTTAGGCGATAAAGCCCCTGTTCCTTCCAGAGTAACAGAGTAAGTAGCATTATCATTATCTGGAGCATTAGCGGTAATACTAGTGATAACCACCTTACCAGTGTAGCCACCGCCTATTTTCCAGCCATCGGCAGGCAGACCTGTATCGCTGTCTGCATTGGTGCATACGGCAAAAGCTACAGTTAATTCCTCTCTGCTTATCCAGCTATTTACTAAAGCATTAAAATCTTCCACGCTATATAAATTGTCAGTTGTAAGTGACCAGCTTAATTTGCTTACCGCTTTACTAGTCCACTTGCCACCGTCTTTTGATGAAGTTTCCAAAGTGTTTCCCGTTAAGGAAAGCTGGCAACTGGTTGAAAATGCCAATGCTTTATAAGCAGTGCCAGCACCAGTGGTATCTTTAAAAATCATCAGGTCATTCCCTCTAAGTATTTTGTTTGCCATTTGTGTTTATGTCGAATGTTATATTTTGAATGAATGTATCTTCTATGTATTCTTCATCTGCGCTAATCATCCTTATATCATTTATTTCTATTCCTGCAAAGTTCCCCCTTCTACCTTCTAAAGCATCCCTTACATAGTCTGCCAGTTCAACGGTATCCGTGTAATCTTTAGAAGCAATAACCACATCAACCGTAACGGATTCATTTACAGAATAACTGCCTTTGGTGTAGTTAGGACTAATATTAGTCCTTTTATAAATGATAAAAGGAAAAGTGGTGGATTCTTCAACTATCAACGGATATATCTTAGAACCTACCTTTTCTTTTATCCTGCTATCTTTACTTAATAAGTGATAGATAGCTTTTCCTATTTGTAAGCTCATCTTCTTTTGGAAATCCTTGTTATTGATTCTTCAACCATTTGATTTATATTATCAAAGATGGCACGTTCCTTATTATCTTTGGCAGTCCTGAAAAAGTGAGAAGCGTTCATTCTACCTCTGTTAGCTCCGTTTTTTCTAAGTCGTCTGGTAGTTGTTCCAAGTTCAAAGAACTTTAACCTAAAGTCCCCCATTATATGAACCTTCGCTTCTGTAGCTTTCTTATCAACCTTTAGTTTTATTCCACTGCCTAAAGTTTTACCGTCCCATCTATTCTTATGATTTATTGTCTTACCTACTACGCTTCTTAGTTGTGTTTTCGTTTCCTTTTGCAAAATTCGTCCAGCTTTCCGTAGTGCATTCTTATACACATTCTTTTGCTGTCTGCTATTAAGTTCACTAAACATTCTTAGTACCTGTGAAGCGTCTACAGTTACACCGTTATTCATTAATAAGCTCTCCTATGATTTCTGTGGATTGTTTTGTCCTGTCTGAATTGATAGCCAATATCCTATACTTCTTATCTTGATAGATAATTCTCATTTGCTCGTTTACCTTATGATAGTACCTGATTGTGAAAGTAAGTGTATAAGAAGTAAATATTTCATTATTCTGATTAACCCTGTTACCAGAATTAAACTTAATGTTGGCTCTTGTTTGCAGATAGTCTACCCATTCCATAGAAGTAGCCCCAAACTCATTTTTAACAGGTACTGATTCCTGTAGTAATATTGTCTCTGTCAGTAGCCCTGCCCTCATAGTATATAGTATTAATAGCCGTACTGTAATCCAGTTTCACCGCTTATTCTTACTGCACTACATAATTCAGGATTCCAGCCAGGATAAAGAACCGTAGTTATAAACTTCTCTTGTCCAGCAGGTCTAATTTCTACAGTTACTTCATTATCATTGGTATTTTTAATGAGAAAATAAAATTCTGGTGTGAATACATCCTCTGTTATATCATCCATTCTACTAACCTGTGTAGACGTTGCCCTACCGTCTCTATTATGTATATAGTCAATCATACTTCTTTGTAGTTTTTATAAAGTGAAATTAGATAATCAAATGTATATGGCACTTTATTAACGGATGAATAAGATACTGGCTCACGATTGGCATATAGATTACCAATCAGCAGCAGAATAGCGTGAATAACAGCAGGTGGGGTAAATTCCCCATCCACTGCTAATTCATCCAGTTTCAGATTCAAATTGCGTGCTACTGCATCCTCTGCAACATCAATTAGTCCAAGTATATATAAATCATCATCCTTGAAAGAATCATCCAAAAGAAGGTGCTTCTTAGCTTCTTCCAGTTTGACATACATATTATTTCAAGATAGCTTTTTGGAAAGAACCTGTTCTTCTTGGTTTTGCATCGAAATATGCATTGATAACCAATCTTACTTTACCGTTAGCTGCTTGTGTGTACGGGTCTACTGTTAAGTCAATCCCACCCCATTGTCCAATAACAAAATCTTCAAAGTGTCCCATTACAACACCTTTACTGGTAACATTGGATGTACAATATACTGGATAACCGTTCACTTCATTTTCTTCCATCAGACAACCAGCACAACCAACACAGGTATGTACACCACCGTCAGTTACATTGTAAAGAGCATCTTTAGCAGTCGTTTTCAAAATACCTTTTGCAGATGGCGATACAATGAAACATTTGTTTCCTGCTACATTAGCTTCTTCCAGTGCAGTTTCCATATCAACCAATCTCTTATAAGTAATATCCTTTGTTTCAGGAGTAACGCCATTAAAGATACCGGCAGGCATAGTAGCAGAACCAGCAGCACTACCCAAGATTGTAGCTTCCAGTTTGTCTGATATAGCATTTACAATATCACGTTTAAGCATCTCTTCTGCACTGGCAGAATCCTGAATCAGGAATTGTTTGGAAACGTCTACATAAGCGGTTAGTCTCTTTGGTTCTAAGTTTACTTCACTGAAATCACCTGCACCGTCTGTAGCAGCAGATACTTCACCAGCCCAGCTAACATTGCTTCCAGAATAAGCAGGAATAGAAACATTACCTACCAGTCCAGACAGATAACTTGCACCAGCTTTAACCATTACTAAATTAGCTCTCAATGGTTCTAACAGAGCCAGTTTATCTTCTGCTACGGTTTCCTGTCCTGCACCCTCTACAGTCGCTTGCACATCGGCTCTTTCTTCAATCGGTAATACGATTTGTCCAGAATAGTTCTGTCCTGATTTTCTAAATTCTGCAATACCAGCAGATACAACTTCCTGCGCTCTTTCGTCCAGTTGTCTGCTATTGGCTACGTCATTAATAGCCTTTAAAAGTGAAAATTTCTCTTTTTTCATAGATGTATTATTTGTGTTTGTTAGTTTTGTCTCGCTTGCAATCTTTCTTATTTCATTATCTATGTCTTTCAGTTCATCAGCAATAGAATTAAATTCAGCGTGTTCACCTTCATTTAACCGTCTGGTTTCCTTTTCTGCTTTGGAAACTATTTCCTCTGCCCGTTGCTTTAACTGTTCTTTTTTGTCTAACAGTTCTAAAGTGTTCATTATTGTAGTTTGTGTCTTAGCTCCATATAGTAATCAGTCAAATCTTCTTTATCGAATGATTCCAGCTTTCTAAGTGCTACACTCGTATCAGGATACGCTTCTTTATAGACAGGTGATACATCAAACAGTTCTTTGAACTTATTGATAGTCCTGATATAAGAACCATTATCCTTCTTTGTCCAAGTATCGGAATCAATGGTAAAAGCAAAAGATGAAGTAGTAATATCACCTCTCTTTAAACCTTCCAGCAATTCATCTCCCAGATTTGTGCAGGGTGCTTCAAAGCTATATTTAAGCCCTGTAGAATCAACTTCCAGTTTCAGGCTGCCTGCACCATATTTAGAACGTGCCAGAATACCTCTGTCTTCATTATGATTCAAAAGGCACAAAATATCTGACTGTTGTAGCACTCCTTCCAGTGCCGTAGGTTCTATAACTTCTGTAAACCCGCCTAAATCTCTAGATTCAGAATTGAATACTATTGCATAACCCTCAACAATTCTGGAATCTTCGTTTCTTTTTTCAATTTTACAATTTCGTGTTTCTTTCATAGTATCGTAGTAATCCCTTATACATATATTACCTTTACCCTAGTATCTCCCAGACAGGGATTATCAGAGCAGTAAACTGTATATTGTTCGTTATATCCTGATTCATTGGTGTAATAAAACTTGGCTACTTCTCTGAATCCTCCTTCAAATCCGCCTACACTAAATACGGCTTCTCCATAATGAGAAGGATATGCAAAACAGATATATTCATCCTTGCCTGCATTTACTCTGAAATTCATTTCTGTAGCTTGCCGTAGTTCTTTTGTAAGAGATTCAATAAAGTTGGAATCATAAGTAGTAGAAGATGATACACCGTAATATATATTATTCATAAACTTAATATCAATAGTTTTAGATTTGATGGTAGTTCCATCATTTACCTTTAATGTGAATGATTTATTGCTGTTGAATGGAGTATCAAATGTGAAAGAACTGCCTGTCACAGGCACATCATTAATAAATTGTTCCGTTGCTGGCTGGCTTAACTTCCAAGTAAGTGTTATACTGTTAATGTTAGTTCCTATTTCCTGTACTGGTTCTACGTTACTGGTAAATGAAGTTATATTAATAGCTTCGTACAGCAATGAATCCAATGTGTCTTTCACAGTTGTACTGTCATATCCTACATTTTCAGCAAGTAAATCGGAACTTGTTACGAACTTGGAATCATTTATTAAATCAGACGTGAAATTAGGTATTTCACTAGTATCAGCTTTAGCAGCCAGTGCTTCTTCCAGTTCTTTTAGTTCCTTATTAATACCTGTCGAATCAAAATCAGATAAATTAGTAAGCTTGGTTTTATCTTCATTAGTATAATCATTAGTAGATAATCCTTTGCCAGATTCTTTATCAACCTTTTTTGCCAAGTCTACAACATTGGTAAACTGTGCATCATTGGAAAGTTCCGTTGTATATTTGGGAACTTCATCTTTGGAAGCAAAGTTTCTATCATTCACTAATTGACTAAGTTTAGTAGGTACACTATTTATATTGACATAATTACAGTCATTTTGCAACTCGCTTACTTTGGTAGGTAAATCATCTCTAGTGATAAATCCCATATCATTTATCAACTGACTTAGCTTAATCAGTCTTTCCTTTGATTCAGAACAGCAATATTTAAGACCATCATTATCTGCTACTATGGTATAAGCCCTAATCATTTTATAGCAGTGACTATCATCATTCTTTATAAATGTACAGATAACATTATAGTCTCCCAAAAGCATTTCCTGCTGTTGTTCGGCTGTTACCTCAAACTCAATGCCTTTCACTAAAGTACTGTCATAAAGAACAGCATCCCCTAAATCTTCTTCCCTCTCTTTAAGGACTATATCAACTATTTTGGCATCTGCTACATATTTCTTGGATGGAACTGTAGAATGTTGATACATTACCTTCAAATCAGTAACAGCAGATAAATCTATATAGCCGTTACAGTCCTTTATAGTCCAAGTAAAGCTAAAATCATTGCCTTTAATTATATACCTCATCGTCTTTCTCTATTTGCTTAGTAACTGCATTATCTAGTGTCTGTACATTCACCTGTACAAATGATTTGTCACCGTTTTCAATAGCTGGTAAATCCAGATTCTTCCTGATTTCATTTGGAGTAATCACACCAATCTGGAACAGCGTATTATAATAACTAGCCAGACTTGCCTTATCTGCTCGAAGAAGAACGGAAGTGTCAAAACGAACATCTATATTATTCCTTTCAGACGGCTTATACAGTTTACGTTCAAATTCCAGTTCTATCTTTTCCAGTAGTGGTGAAAGCGTATCAGTCAAGAAAGCCAGTTGAGTAGCTTCTACTGTACTATAACTGGACTTGGACAAATCAAAAGCCTTGATTGGCGACACACCGAAAAACCTGCAAATATCAATCACATTGAACTGTCTAGTCTCCAATAGTTGTGCATCAGACGGATTTACGGTTATAGGCTGAAAAGTCATATTGCCTTCCATCACAGCTACACCATTAGGAGTACCAGTAATAGAATTAAAAGCACTACTCCAAGCTGTTTTAATGTCCTGCTTCTGTTGTGCCGTCAATGAGGATTCCACTTTAATAATGCCAGCCAGATTAGCACCACCTTTGAAAAATCCTTCTGCGTGCGCTTCTGAATCGGCAGTTAACCCTAGTGTATTTCTGGCGTGTTTTAAAGTACTTATACCTGTAATCCCATCATAACTAAAATTCAGGATATGAATCATATTGATAGCTTCTACCAATTGATTCATCCCTGTAATGTTATACATCTTTTTTCCGTTTTTAAAAGTGACTGATACTGAATCTGATTTTAAGAATATCAGTTCTTTGGCATCACCTTTTTCATCTCTGTTAATAAGAGCATAGCCATTACCCGTAAGAAGTACGCTGGTAACCAGTGTCTTGATAAAAGTAAATCTGCTCATTTGGTCGTTCGGTTCTCTGTTTAATAACCAATATGTAGGATGCTTGGTAAACTTGGTTTTAAAGCCCTCATCATCTACATAATACGGTTCTAACGGTAACTGTGCAACAGAATCACTTATCACATCTACACATCTGTAAACGGCAGATAACAGCATAGCTTTTGATTCTGAATATGTAGTAGCTGAATTATAAAATAGAGAATCTGAAAGAAAGTTATAGCTGCGTTCTTCTTGTCTGGCTTCTTTCTTTTTAAATGGATTGAAATTGATATTGAGTTTCATTAAAATGTAAATATTTGGTTTGTGTAGTGTGGTACTTGCAAATACATACCTAAAGCCTGTATCATAGATATAGTTCCATCAATCTTCTTTTTGTCTACTTGTTTGTTAGGTTTGATATTGCCGTTATGGTCTGACTTCAAAGTCACATTCCTAAAGCAATACCTGTTTATTTCATTATTGTCTATTGCTGCCTTCCCAGATAATATAAGCCGTTCCATCTCTCTGGTAGGCTTATTGAAGTTGGCTAATGTCTGTGCGTATTCTTCCAGTGGCAATCCTTTCTCTGTTGAATCAATTGCCCACTGTGTAGCATTATACTTATCATATCCCACAGCCTGAATATTAACTACTTCTGAATATTTAAGCATATCAGTAGTTATATAATCATAGTCAGTAACATTACCAGCAGTAACAGTAAGTAAACCAGCCCTTTTCCATAGCTTATAAAGTTCCTTGTCTGTCTTATCTGTAAGTGCCGATTCAGGAAGGTAGTAATGAGTTTTAAAATAGTATTTATCACTATCAACGACTAAATAAGATACAGCAGTTAAATCACTGGTAGCAGCTAAATCCACTCCAACATAACAGGGTAATCCTTTGAATTTTGACAGGTCTACTGCTTGTGTACACTTTATAATACTTTCATCAGACAGCCAGACTGTAGCACTGTCACACCATTGGTTAAGTGTCTTGGTACGTACTCCCACTTCATCAGAAGGATTATTAATAGCCTGCTGTACTTGTCCTTTGATGTATTTGCTGGTAACAGTAATATTCAAATTAGGAGCAACTTTCATCCAGTTCTTTTCACTTCTCCAATCATCAGCAGCATCTAAAGAATAGATGGCAATAAACATTTCATCATCTGCTTTCAATTCATTAAGCACTTCTATAGCTACAGTTCTTAATTGGTAACAAGGTAAAGTTTTGTCGAATCCAGCAGTAGTAATAGTACATAGATGTGGATTCTCACGCATACCCATACTGGACTTTATTACATCCCTTACCTTACTTGTTTTGGCAGCGTGGTACTCATCCAGCAAACCGAAGCTGGCATTAAATCCATCCAGTTTGCTATCATCAGCAGCAAGTACTTTCAGCTTGCTGTTGGTTGCTTTAAACAGAATATCAGCCCTGTAAGCTGTCAAATATTTGCCTTTGGTATCCAGTCCCTTACTAAACTTGGAACACATATCAAAAGCTATCTTTGCCTGTTCCTTACTGTTTGCTGCCAGCAAGACTTCTGCACCATCTTCACCATCAGCAATTAGATAATACAAACACAGTGCAGCAGCTAAAGCGGTCTTGCCTTGTTTTCTGGATACTTCTATATAGGAACTGGTGAATCTTCTAGTTCCTGTATCCTTCCAGTAAAATCCCAGTATATTAGCTATAATAAACTGTTGCCAACCTTCCAGCAGGAAGTTGCTGCCAGCGTGCTTGCCTGTATAATGTTTCAAAGTGCCAATAAAGCTAATAGCCCTGTCTACTACATCTTCCCTAAACTCCAAATCATCCCTCAATAAGTCATTCTGGAATCTCTTACAAGCCAGTTTTATTGTATCGCCTGTTACTATTTCATTATTAAGAACCTTACTTGCATACTCATAGTAAAGTTTCATCATCTAACTTCTTTCTTACCAGCAACAATGAACTGTTCCAATGGTGTTGATTCCTCGTCGTCCGTTTTATCCATCTTTGGCAATTTTGTACGTGCTTTGGCTGTCAGTCCGAATTCCAACATAACTTTCATAGCCTGTGTTTGTGCATCCTTTGCTACTTTTACCAATGGATGTGGTGCTATATTACCTCTATCACTGGTAACTGTCAAACCGTCTATTTCCAACTGTTTGGATGCCTTGATAAATGTACTGTAATTTCTTGCCAGCATATCTAAGGCAGCATTATCTATATTCTCTAAAACACCTCTATTTTCAAGCTCTGCAAGTACACCTTGTATGTATTCAGCAGCTTCTTTCTCTATACCTTTGGGAATTGAATATTTCTTCATAGTATTACGTTTTTTATTTTCTAAATAGTAAAGCTAAAAAGGTACTCAATTACACATAAAGAGACTATAACACAATTAATTAAGAATGTAATACATTCATTTTGACACCCCGTTTTATTTCAGTAAATTTGTATAGAATTAAAAATCAAACACTATGGAAAGAACGTGTAATTATCCGATAGAAATTAAGTTTAAAATAGACCTGAATACAGAACTGCTACTGAATGAACTATGCGATTTATTAAAGAAAGACAGGTCTAAAATATTAAGATTGATAATCGCTGATTTCTTTGACAGGAATCTGGATTTAATAGACAAATATAAAGAGACAGGCAACAAGTTAGATAGGGAAAAACTGGTAGAATCAATACTTAGAGACTTCTATGGTTACAACAGGCAAACAATGAATGAATACCTACGATTTAAAAATGAAAAAGACAATCCCAAGTAAAGAAGTATTGGAGCAGTATATATATGACTATGGAATAGATAAAACAGCACAAATATTTCACATATCAGCAGAAGAACTAGATAAAAAGATTAACTGGAAACCACAATACGAACAATACAGCTACAATCCAACAATAGACAAACCACTATCACCACAACATAAGCAAATTATAGCTATCATAGCTAAGCACTACCCAGATTTACTAAAGCAGTGCACCAACTATTATAAAGACACTATTTATATGTCCCAGAATGTAGAAGATTTACTTCATAAAGCTATAATCAAATGTTTGGAAATAGGACTGGATAAAGTAACGGAAGACGCCGTTCTGAAATTAGTAAAGATACAGTTCTATACAGCCAGAAAATACGCACAACTGCAAAGTTACACTATGAAGAAAAAGATATTTCCACTGGAAATAGCTACGGAAGATGGAGAATATATAATACCTACAGAATACTACAATAATGCCATATTTAAAGAAAGCGAAGAAACAGCGTAATCCATCAAATAACAGGATAGAAAGACAGAAGATTTATAATACTGACAGATGGCACAAACTTAGAGCTAGCAAACTAATGCAGTCACCATTATGTGAAGTATGCTTATCCAAAGGTGTAATCACTCCTGCGTTTCACGCCCATCATATAGATAGCTTTATGAACTATGAAGGAATGAAACGCAAAGAAGTGGCTTATAATCCAGATAATTTAATGTCGATATGTGAACAGTGCCATCAAAAAGTACATAATTAGGCACTGTCCACAATTTTATTCTTTTATTAAATTCATTTTTTTGCAATTTAAACTAATTCGTCTAAGTGCTTCTATAAATTCTGAAGTATCCAAAAAGTAACTAGGATAAGCATTTCTCAAATCCTTAATAGAAGAAACAGAAACAAATACCACTGCATTTTTATTATCTTCAATACCTTTTTCTAACTCTGAATATTGTAATGATGCATCATTTTCCTCTTCTTGTTCATACGCATAAATATTCACTTTCATTTCCAAGAAATCTATATATATAATATAATACTCCTTATCCAGAAAATTTTGTTCAATTGAATGAACTGTAACCCTAAGAGCTTTAAGAATATCACTAAATTTATTTTTTTGATTTAAGGTATGGCACATAACCATTAACTTCTCCATACCAATCCCTTTATGTTCAATCATTACAGGTAATCGTTCTTTTATAGCAAATAATGAGCTCACTATTTTAAAAAAGCTCAACCATTTATTATCTCCCTGATTAGATTTTAAAGATGTTTGAGTATATAAACCAGCCGTTTCAACAGCAGTAGCCCAGTTATGTTGTAATTTAGTTCTAATCTGTAATTCAACTCTTAAACCATCATACGTTTCATCAGTAGAGTGGTATTTATAAACAAAATGAATACTTCTATAACCGCTAATTTTAGGTTCTGTCACATAATCATTAATTTTTTCAAGGGTAAAATCATCAAACTCTTTATTTAAAAACATTGTCAAAGCCTTATTTAAAGCAGGAACATCCTTTAATACAATTCTAAAACCACCTATATCCTGCATTCCTCCTAATTTCATAGAAGGATTCAAATCCAATTTGTATTGTATAGAAGTTAATCGCTTAAGTCTTTGAGAAGTAAACATTGGTTTTATCTTATTCTCATTTAAAACTTCTACAACTTTATTGCCTAAAGTATTAAGAGGTACTAAATGATTAGTTCTCCAATCATTCACCATTTCAATAGCAGTTGTTACAATGACAGGGTCTTTTGAAGTAAGAATTGTGTCACCAGCCTTATTTATTTGATTTCTTGAATATTTCATAATATAATCAGATTATTATTGACAAAGATACAAATTATACATCGTTCATCAACAACATTTCACAATGAAAATTAAATTAAACATCCAATACATTCAGAATCTTACTAATAACGAAGCGTTCACCTACTTCTGTACACTAGTAACAATAGCCAATAATCCAAATGCAACAATTAAAGATGTAGTACGTACCTGTGGTATAGGCGAAACTACTGTATTCAAGCATTTAAAGAAATTTGATGAGCTAGGATACTTAGTAATAGATAGAACTGGAACATATAACACATACAGATACACAGAACCTGATAGACTATATATAACCATAGATTCAGACCTGCTTAACATTAATGGCAATAAGAACCAATTAGGAGCACTTATACGACTTAAATCATATACCAGAATAGGTACTAATATTGTAGACCTCTCACTTAATCGAATAGTCCACGAAGTAAGCATACAACACGATAGTATATACTTTGCTCTTGAAAACGGGATACTGGAAAGAAACGATAAAAAGACATACTTCACCTTCATTCATCCAGCATTCACGCACATCTGGTAGGTAAATACAGAACTTAGAAACACCTGTACACTATTTTTCAAATTTGTATATCTTCCAGTTTTTATAGTCAAAAAGTTTTATTATCTTTGTATCAGTAAATTAGAAGAAGCAGCTACTATCATAAATGCTTCTATTGTTGCGAAATTCTGACTAAAATATGGAACTAGTGAATAATAGTAGCTAGTTCCTTCTTTTTGATTCATTTTTCATAATTCATATAATCCCTTTGGGATTCCATTGTTAAAAATGCAGCTTTCCTCTGCATTTTCTTAAATTAGTAAATTGAAACAACGGATAATAGGCGTAGTGATACGCTTATTATTTTATCCCAATCCTTACCAAAATTTGCAAATGCTACCTTATACCATACAAAAAAAGTAAGGAACTCAAGACCAAAAATTTTAACCAGATTAACTTCTAAATTCAGATTTACTACTATTCAGATTACTTACTACCTTAATTTAATATGTAAAAACCTATGAAAACCTTAAAAATAAATTCAACTAATGGATATTTAAACTTACCTGATTTACCACATAATTGTATCTTTAATAAAGTAGTTACTGGCTGTGGTGGTACTACTGTAGTCCTCTTTAATGATGAATCCTATATCATTGCAGTACCTACTACAGAACTTATCGTAAATAAGACGGGCTTAACAGAATCTGGTCTTACTACTATTACATCCTATGATGGCAAAGAGCAGCCTGTATTTGGATTATTCGGTACTTTTACTTACCAAGCCAAAAAAGAGCTAAAGAAATATGCTTCCAGCACTGGAATAAAAAAGATAATGTGTACCTATGATAAGATGGAATATTTAGAACAGTACCTAAATCCTACCGATTTCAGACTGCTTATAGATGAATATCATATATTGCTAAAAGCATACAGTTATAGACAGAAAGCTGTTGACGGTGTACTGGACTGCTTTAGGAAATACAAATCATTCTGTTTTATGTCTGCCACTCCAATCAGTGCAGATTTCACACCGTCCATTCTTTCAGATGTGGAACTGGTAGAAGCTCAATGGGATAATACAGACACTTTAATAGTAAAATTAGACCAAACCAATCATCCCTATGTAAAGGCAGCCAATTATATTAACGCTTATAAGAAAGATGGCTATCTGGAAATAAACGGCAATAAAAGTACGGAAGCATATTTCTTTATAAATTCTGTTACAGATATAGCTTCTATCTTAGAATATTGCCAACTTGGTAACGAGGAAGTAAAGATTGTATGTGCAGATAATCCGTCAAACAGAGACAAATTAGCAGGATATACTATCAGTAACAGTAGAAGTACCAATAAGCCATTTACTTTCATTACTTCCAAATCATTTGAAGGTGCTGATTATTTTAGTGAAACAGGTATGTGCTTCGTGGTTAGTAATTCCAGCAATACTAATACCCTGCTCGATATATCCACTGACATTTACCAGATAGCTGGTAGAATCAGGACTGAATCCAATCCATTTAGAAACATAATGGTACACATCTTTAACAGCGTGGGAAAAAGGAAGCTAAATCTAGATATTACCTACGAAGAAATGGTACAAAGAATGAATGATGAAATAGAAGGTGCAAACGAATTAATTACTGCTATCAACAATAGTAGCAAGAAAGCTAAAAGTATGGCTGAAAAAATGCTTAACAGTGCCTATGCAGTGTGTGATAAAGAAGGGAACTATTTCCTTAATGATATGCTGGTAAAGTTAGACCTTTATAATTTCAAATTGGAAAAGGTTATCTATAATGATGGTATCGCTTTAAGAAAGGAACACAATGCAAACGGGAATATGACTACTGAATTAGAATATGAAAGACTAAACGAAACAATGAATAAAGCAGGAAAGAAACTATCTTTTAAAGATGCTTTCCTTAGATATACGGAACTACTACAAAATATGGTTATTACTCCAGAAACAGACGAAATAGTTAGAGTACAGCCATTAGTAGTACCTGCTTATCACAAATTAGGAACTGATAAAGTTAGAAGTTTGCGATACATCAAAACAGCTATAGAAAAAGCTCTTATCAGTCTAGAATCGGATAAAAACAGAGATACGAAGATAGTACAAATACTTAGCAAGCAGATAAAGACTGGATTCTTTAGTAATGCTGATATTAAGAGCTGGATTAGAGAAGCGTATGATATACTAGGTATTACCGATAAAGTTAAAGCTACAGACCTTGATAGATGGTTTGATTGTAAACCTGTCGCTAAGTGGATTGACAGTAAAACAGTCAAAGGATATGAGATTTACAGACCAAAGATAGTATTCAAATAAATAAGATATACCAAGACAATATTTATTTAAATAAATAATTATGATTTACATTACACTTATTGCAGCAGCACTATTATCAACTTACTTAGTAAGATTTACAGTTAAAGAGATTAAGCAACACATCACGAAAGAAGCAGATAGGATTATCAATACAAGACAATAAATATATTAACCTAATTAGCCTGTAATGAAAATGCACAATGGCTAATGTTTATGAATATGTAATATAGAAACAGGCTAGTAATCAAATTACTAGCAAATGGATAACTTTTTAGCAATGGAACGTAAAGGAAGGGACTTATTCAAGTCATTATTAGAAGATGGAAATATAACCAAATACAAGGAATCTACTGGCAGATATAATCCCGTAGATTTCTATTTAATGCACAATGAAGATAAGATAGTAGCTGAAATAAAATGCAGGGATATACGGTACGTTAATTATCCCACTCATTTAATGGAAACTGAAAAACTTAAAAGCCTATTAGCTGTCAAGGATACTCACGATTGTAAAGCAGCGTGGTACGTCAACTTCTTTGGCGAAGATATATGCTTTATATATAATGCAGACAAAGTAAAGAATCTACGTTCTGAAACAGCGTATTGCAATTACACTACTGCCAATTACAACTACTACAAAACAACCAAAGGCGTTATTATGATACCTACCAATCTGGCTGGAATCTTTATTAGAAAAAATGGTAGATGGAGGAATGGTAGTTTGAAAGATATCACTACCTTTGCAACCTCAAAATGAGATTTACGAACAATAAAATTAAAAAATTATGGAAATGAAAGATGAAATTAAACTGAAAGAGTTAGAAAACGAAAAAAAACGTCTTGATAATCAGAAGGAACTAATTGAATTAGTCAAAGAGTTTATAAAGCAGTCTCCTGCAATATTAGCGGGAATAGCTGCAATAATAACAGCTGTAAAATATGGAAAAACAGCCCAAATGATTAGTCAGTAACTCTTTCGAAAGTATTAGTAAGCCTATAACTAATGGGCTTACTATATACCTATTTTCATCATAAATCCATATTTGAGATATAAGCCCATTTAGATTTTAAGTCTAAGTGGGCTTTTTTCATATAAATATTTATTTAAGCCGTACTATTATTCCCAGCTTCAGCAATCTATTCAGTATTTTCCTTACCTTTAAAGATGGTGTTCCAACTTCAAACTCATCACTCGTTTTATTAAGAAAGTCTAGTTCATTCTTATTTAAATCGAATTGGCTTATATCCACATCTCTATCTATTCCGTAAGATTCAATATTACTTTCCTGACTATTAAATAACAAGTCATAAGCTATATCATTTTTATGTTTCAAACCAGCTTCAATGCCTTTACTTATTGCTTCTGCTATATTCTCATTACTTGTAGGTACAATGTCATTGGGTTGTTTGACTTTATTAGCTTGATTAATCTTGCTAGCTTCTGTTTCTAGCATCAAGTTAGCTGCATCTTCTGAACTTATTTTAGCATATTTCTTAAATGCCATTTCTGTAGTATGCCCTGTTATTCTCATAAGTATATGACTATCATAGCCACGTTTCAGCATATTACTAATGAATGAACGTCTTCCTGTATGTGTACCTATCAATTCATATCTACAATAAGTAGTATTAGTTATTTTTGAACCTCTATCTTCAGTTACAATATGTTTGCCTATTATACCTGCCTTTTGTCCTGCTTCCTTTATGTATTTCAACATAGTATTTTCACGTACCTTGGGTACTTGAAAATTATACTTTTCCAGTATCTCTAAAGCAACAGGAAACAATGGTATTGAAACTTTATGTGTTCTTTTCTTTTGCACAATTTCCAATATCTTCCCATTATTGAAGTCTTTAACAGTACCACCATTTAACAATTGCATATCACTGAACCTCTGCCCTGTCCAACATTGTAATACAAAAACATCTCTAGCCTTTTCTTCTAAGCCTTTGAGTTCCAAAGCATACATTCTGCTTACTTCTTCTTCTGACAAATATATTTCATTATCATCACCTTCCCTACTTTTGGGCTTCTTATACAGGTTCAACTTCGCTGCTGAAGTGTCTATTAAGCCGTATGGTTCTGCTCTCTTTATAATTGAAATCAAAGCAGTTACTTTATTACCAACAGTACTTGTTTTAGTAGTCTTACCTTTACCCACCTGTCTATTAAACAGATAAGTTTCATAATCTTTGATTAGAGCCAAATTTATATCTGCAAACGTTAAATCCTCTCTATCTGTTGCTTTTAGAAATTCTTCAAAGACCTTTAAATGTCCCCAATAAATAGCCAATGTATTCCTTTGTCCATCTGATTTTATCGTTTTATCTTGGCTAATAGCTCTACGAAGCCACTGAACAGGCTTCTGCAATTCTTGTTGTTTCATCATTCTGTCTTTGTAAATATATTTCTTTAGTAAAAATAAGCTATTATCAATCTCATTTGGATTATCGCAAATATAACGCTTAAAATCAATAAAATCTGCTTTGAGTTTATTTATCTCATCGTTTACTATTGCGTTATTTATATTATCCAACTCGGTTAATCTTGGACTTACATACGCTTCCTGCTTTTTAGTATTCCATTGGTCGGGATACACCCTTACTCCTGTAGATAACTTTACCTGCTTTTTATTTATTCGGCATACCAGATATATATTCGTTGGTCTGTCACTTTTCGGCTTCCTCAAATTAAAACTAGCCCTAACTTCATTGAAAAAAATCTGCCCTATCATAATCGGTTCTTTAAAATGGTTCTTTTTTATGGTTCTTCACTTTGGTTCTTTTAGGGCTGAAATGTGACATATTGATAACCAAACCATATTTATAAGTTACTGATAACAAATAATTGTTACTTCCTTTTGAATGTGCGGGAAAAAAACTAATTTTACATCGAATTAACAAGATTGAATATGGACGACTTTTTTACATCAGAGGAAAAAAAGGAGCTTTTTTCACTCTACCGGCATTTGTTGCAATCTGCAGGAGATAGCATTTCCTGGAAGGATTGCCTAAAGTTAAAGAGACATCTTATCAAAGCGGCCCAGTGTAAC